CAAGAATTCCAGAAATTCCACCCGCCAGTCCACTTTTCTTTTTCTTATCCTTTGAATCTGGGTCTTTGTCATCATCATCTTTATCCTTTTTAGCCTCTCTTTCAGCCTCGATGTCCGCTAAACTATCGCCAGCATCTCCATCCATTATATCTACTAATTTTTCTGTTGCATCGGCAGTTCTTTGTTCTGCTTCAAGAGATTCTTTTTCTGGGTCTTTTGATCCAAATCCAAGCGTATCCATAATCCCGCCGAATATTTGATTTCCTAAATCAACGGTTCCACCTGCCAAAGCCTTTAGTAGTGGTGACTCACCAAAAGCTGCGTCTATTGCACCCTCTTGGGTAATTCCAGCATCAATTCTTCTTTGATTGAATCCCCCAACAGCTTGACCAACTTGACCTGCAACGGCTTTTACGGGTGCCATTGATCCCTGTTTTATAGATTGGCTGAAACCCTTTAGAGAGTTCGTAAAGTTTTCAAAAACTTTCGCTGTTGCCGCTTCAGCACCGCTGGTGTCTTTTTGTGCTGGGGGTGCCGAGGAAGATTCCTGCTGAATCTTGGGCATAAATTTTCCTGTTATTGGATCTCGATTTCTTGCCATTTTTTATCTCTTTTGCTCTTCTCTTCTTTGTTTTTCTTTCTCCACATGTTCAATCACCATAGAAACATATAAATCTCTCTCCCAAGGAAGCAAGCCCTCAATGTCGGCTAAGGTGTAATTATGATATTGCATAAGCGAAAAGTTTATTCGTAATGTTCCCTCTAACGAACCGTCAGAGAGAATTAGCCGAAAAAATCGGCAAGTCCCTCCAATCTAATATCCTCTGTATATCCACATTTTTCACAGTTAAAGTTAATGTCCTTATACATTCTTGGTAGTGTATTAAAAAAATTTTCGATCTTTTGAAATTGATCTTGAGTGAATCCGTCTACAAATTCCTTCAATTCGTCTAAAGTGTAATCAGACTTGCTATATACATTTTCCTCATCATAGATACTTTCAATACAGTTTACGATCATCTCAAATGCTACAGAAGTTTTTTGATTTTTGATGTCTCCAGCGTAATTTGCCATCATGTTAATGTCCGGGTATTTCATCATTATACCCACCTTATCAGTGAGTTCGATTTTTGGATTATGCTCTGGAACTTTATGCACCTTTATGTCGTTTACGTTTATTTCAATTTGTATTGGTTTACATCCCTTTTCGGTACAACCATTTCTAACATAGCTAGTCTTTACAACATCTCCCATTGATCTTGATCTGAGATTCAGAAGGATGAATTCAATGTCAAAAAGCGGTAAATTTTCTACATCAACTTTATCTGTTAGCAAACAATTGTTAATAATCTGTTTGATTGCTGTTGTAATCTCCTTTTCGTCACCGCCTTCCATTGCCATCAGAAGAATTTTTTCTTCCTTCACAAGAAATGGTCTATAAGAAATTTTTTTATTGTTTGAAGGTAATTTCAATTCATAAATTGGTACATCTAATTTAGGTAAAGCCATAATCTAAGTTTCTCCTATGGGTTAATTAAAGATTGATCTTCAGGAACTCCTGCTGATTGTTGAGTAGATGATAATGAAGCTCTTGACATATTTCCAGCAAACCGAATTGACTGCTGAACTCTACTGATAAATTGTCCGTCTGCTCTGGAGAATAATGCTGCTCCTGTCTGTTCCAAAGCACCGGCAATGTCGAAATTTGGATATAGATTGTTTACATTAAGGTAGTTTCCAAATGGGCTAAGACTTATTGGCTCTTCTCGCCAATATCTGTATGCCATTGTGATTTGAAGATTGTGAAACGAATTCTCACTCGCCCAGTCTAATTGAAGTGGTGCCATCATAATTGGATAGGCGTCAATTAGTTTGATTGAATGCGTAGTTCTTCCATTGTAATCAAATTGCTCAATGATTATATCCGAAACATAGTCATCAAAATAGCTAAACTCGTTGTTTGTATTGTTATTTTGAATGAAGTTCATCCATTCCTGAAAAACTTCCTTTATACCCATGTCCTCTTTACAATAAAAGCTCAAAACCATGTCGTCATAAATGGTTTGATATGGGATTTTTCTTACCGGACCGTGCGTAGTATATTCATTTGTAGCAAATGCTCTTCCGGGTAATTGTGCTTGATTGCACAAAAGAGATAAAAGTCTCGATCCGTCTGAGTCAACAATTGCTCCGGTTAGGAGGACTCTGAAGTTTGCGGGCGATGCGAGCGATCCACCAATTCTTGCTTTGAATTCGTCTGCGTTGAATGGCATTTCTATCTTCCTTTGCGATACTCTCGTTTTGAGTTTATCCAGACCTTTATTTTACTCTCACCAACAAATCTTTCAAGAGGCAAAAATAGAGCAATTTCCCATTCCTCTTCAGGAATCTCCATGTACCTCGATGTAACATGTTCAAACAAATACTTTTTTAAACACGGCTTGAAGTATCTATATTTAGCAGATTTAGTCAAAATATTGTATCCATTATTTGCAAGCCTTAGTTTTGTTGGATCTGTATCACTTTTAGGATCAGTTTTTAAATCATAAAGGGCATCCATTAAAACTGCTCTCCATGTGTATGGTAGATAGTGCAGGTTTAATCCTAGAAATCCATCTGCATGTGCTTGTATTGGAAATACCAATGGAAACCTATCGTAATATGGAATTTTATCTTTGTGCTTGGCTTCATATTCAAACATAAAAAGTCTACCCATCATAATTCTGGATTTGATGGTGGGTCGCATTCTTTGGTTCTCGCGACCAATTCGCAAAATTCTTTGTGAACTTGCTCCCTTTAGCTGTTGCATTCTAAAGGAATTTTCCCGATACCAAAGTCTAGCCTTTTCAACCTTGTCTGGTATTTTGGAGGATTCTATTTGTCTTTTGAGAAAGGTTTTAAACGTAAACTTTTCTGGCATTATTTTATTATCCTAATACCCATAGACTTTAGGGTTTCTTCTGTCCAGATTTGAAATTCCCACCCACGATCTTTTGCATATTCTATTGCATACTCCCATTTGGATGTATTCATTCCGTATGCATAAACCTCTTTGATATATCTTCTCGTTTTTCTTTTGGGCTCTTTTGGCGGCTTGGTTTGTTTCTTTGGTTTGATCTCAACAATCACGGTTTTGCCGTTCTCAAATGTTATCTTCAAATCTGGGAAGTATTTTCTTCGCTTTCCATCAGTTTTAGAAACATACGGTATACTTATTTCTTCACTACTCCAAGACTTGATTTCAGGATTTTCGTCACACCACTTAAAGGTCTGCCTCTCCCACAACGAACGGTACGTTATATTCATTGGGTTTCCGTCATATTTTTTATAATTCTTTGGTTTCCATTTGCCTTTATATGCCATGTTTTACCTAAATATAATTAGACTACAATTGTATTTAGAGTAAAGGAACCTTTATGCCTACTTTTAAAGATTTGGGAACTAATATTATCACTCAGGCAGCTTCGGGAATACCCGGACCTTTAGGGGATGCCATTACTGATAAGTTCGGAACGAAGTCGTTAAGTTTTCCTTCTGATGTGGAAGGCGTTGGTCAAAGACACTTTATTAGATTCAATATTTTTCAACAAACTGGAGCAACTTTTGAGTCTCCGAAAAATGTAACCGCTACAGCGGCGGGGGATTTTTTAAGTGGTCTTGTAGGAGGCGCTATTTCAGATTCTTATGATGGACCGGCTGGATCTTTGGTTGGCGGTCTGGCAACAAGAGTTGCGTCTAGTGTAATATCTGAAGCTGGAATAGATACATTGGCTGCAAGTGCGATTAATGGTGCAACGAGTTTATTTAATGAAGCCGTTGAAGGCATAGCCACAAGCGTTGAAACAACATTTGGGCAATTGTCGGAGCAAGCGCAAAGATTTCAAGAAAGCGTCGCTGAAAAGGTTCCCATTGCCGAGGATGCCTTGAATGGTGTTGGTGGATTCATGGGCAGTATTGGTGGAATTGCAGAAGAATTCACTTCTGCTATTCCGGGTTTCCGAAAAACCGAAGCGGACATCGTTTTATATATGCCTTTCGCAATAGCAGAAACTTATGCTGCTAATTGGGAAGGTGGTGAGATGGGTTTGGTGGGTGCCTTTGAAGGTGCGATTTCAAAAATTGCTAGTGGGGTTGCCTCTGGTAGCACAATGGAAGGCATGAAGCAGGGGCTCGAAAGTGTAATGGAGCAGTTTACAATGAGTAATTTGAAAGGCGCTTCTGCTGAAGTTGGAGGTGCCATTGCTGGTCAGTTTCTTGGTAATGAAAACATCACAAAGAAACTTTTGAAGAATCAGGGTAAAGCCATTAATCCTTATTGGGAATTGTTCTTTACAGGCGTGCAACCAAGAACATTTACCTTTGATTTTAGTCTCACACCAAAAAATCCAGACGAGGGCGATAGTATTCAGAAAATCATTAAAGCGTTCAAAACATATGCTGCCCCACCAGCATCAGTTGATGGATCAAGAAGGTATTGGGGATACCCGAGCTTCTTTGAGATTGAGTATTGGAACTCTGAAAAATTGCATAAACTGAAGCCATGTGCGCTACAATCAATTAGCGTTAATTATTCTGGTGATGGAACGAATCACACATTCTATGACGGAAGACCGATGAAAACCGATTTATCATTGACCTTCATGGAAAGCGAACTACTCACGCGACAAGATATGAAACAAGGATTTTAAAAATGCCGGGAAATGGAAAATATTTTAGTTACATGCCAGCAATACCTTACTCTACACTTGATGGTGGAGTGAATTATAAGGTTGTAACTGATATTTTTAAAAGGGTTAGGGCAACGCTCGAAGCGAAAACCGACAAGACAATTTATTACAAGTATAGGGTTCTTGAAGGTCAAAAGCCTGAACATGTTGCTTACAATTATTATGACAATGCAAATTATCATTGGACAATTTTGCTTATGAATGAAATTCGTGATCCTCAATGGTGCTGGCCTATGAATCAATCTACGTTTGAAAGATACCTTATTAAGAAGTATGGTAGTGTCATTACTGCTCAGAATCAAACCCATCACTATGAAACGAATGAGATAAAAGCCTCTTCTGCCGATGACAATTATGACGTAGATGATGTAATTTTACAGGCTGGAATTTATGTTGACTCAAATTTTACTTACAGCTATACGCCGTTTAACAATGGTGTCCCATCGACCAAACAAGAGTTTGCATCTGTTGTTGCGGTAAGGGAAGTTAGTGCCTTGGAATATGAAATTGCTGAAAATAATAAAAGGTCTGACATTATACTTTTGAGAAGAAATTTGATTCAGGAATTTGTTGACAGCTTTGATAATTTGGTCACTGTGCGAAGGTAGCCAATATGGGTGATGCAGAAAACAAAGGTCAGGGAGATGTTGATGTAAGTCTATTCAACGTCATCTCTTCTAATGGTAAACAACTGAAAGACCTTGCTCCAAAAGCATGGAACTCGATAACCATAACTGAAAGCATGGGATTGCTTTCGGGTGACACCAAGTTTATATCTGGTCATGTGACTATCAACGATAAGGTTGATATTTTTAATGAAATGTCTTTGATTGGGGATGAGATCGTTGAAATTAAATTTAGAACTCCCCAAAAAGAAGGTGTTGATTTTGTAGGTAGAGTTTACAATGTATCAGTAAATCGACCAAATAAAGATACTCGAATTATCACACTTAGATTTTGCTCAACTGAAAAAATAACTTCCGATCAGTTGAAGATGAACCGAGCCTATAGGAATGTGAAATATTCTGATATGGCAAAGGATATATTCACGCCGTTTGTGGACATCGGAGGAAAAAAGATTTACGCTGAAGAAACGATCAATCGAGGGAGTATTATACTTAACAACAAATCTCCGATTGCTGCCTTGGATATGATTGCTAAAGTTTCTGTATCGAGTCTTTATCGCGGATCAAGTTATATATTTTTTGAGACACATAAGCCACTTCCAATGGATGCAAAACAAGGCAACCAAGAAGGAATATTTCAATTTGCATCATTGGAGAGTTTGATTGATCCTGAAGTGGTAAAGCCTTCCATAACATATGTCATGGACCCGCCATCAGGAAAAAAGAATGACATTAGAAAGTTGGTTGGCATAAAGCAATACAAAGTTTTGAATTTGCCAAACACAGTAGGAAATATTAAGAATGGAATGTATTCTGGAACAGTAGTTAGTAATGATTTAATGAAACGCAAGATTGAATATAATACTTTCAATTACAATGAAGAATACAAAAACTTTAAATCAGTTAATTTTAATTCTGTTAACGGTAAAGAGACTTCACTGATTAATAATAAAACTTACGGGAAAAGGGATAAATCATTTTTGAAATTTGTTCCCAAACACTATGGTTCATTCAGCACTCAGTCAAACTATCTTGACGATCGCGCTCTAACTATTCTAAGACGAAATTCTCAGCTTCGCCAAATAAATGCGGTTCGGCTGCAACTGATTGTTTCGGGAGACAGCCAAAGAAGAGCTGGAGAAATTGTTGAAGTTAAAATTCCAGCTATGGAAGAGGGGACGGGAAAGCTAGATGCTTTATTATCCGGTAGATATTTGATTTCAAAAGTGATGCATAACATATCATCAGTAGACAATGAATACAATACATCTATGGAACTGATTAAGGACTCTTTTGCAAATCCTCTTCCAGAAAAGGCATAAATTATGGACTTTACAAACGGACAATTTCATTGGTGGGAAGGTGTTGTTGAGGATAATCTTGATCCAACCGGAGCGGGTCGTTGTAAGGTTCGAGTCATTGGTCACAACACTCCAGATAAAGCTGAACTCTCAAGGGTTGAACTTCCTTGGGCATATCCGGTTCTACCTCTCAACAATCCTCATGGAAAAATTGTTGGTCTGAAACCCGGAACTCGCGTGATGGGATTTTATAGAGATGGTGATATGGGTCAAGATTTGGTTATGCTTGGAACGATTAATACTGGCTACTCCGGTCCAACCGGATTTAATGAAGACTTTCCTGCTAATATTTTAACTAACTTAGCCGATCCTGTTGATCGTGGTGGAAGATTCGGTTTCACAGATGATCGTTTGGGTGTTGGTGAGCCAATCGAAAATCAGCCGAAGAAAACCCAATTAATAGTTGACGATAAAGGTAGAATTTCATTTGAAGAAATAAGTGATTATGGAAATTTGTTAGTTAACGAGATCAACACTCCAAGGCTGGCAAGAGGCATACCCCAAGACACTTATGCTCAGGCACATGCTCAGTCTCAGAGTTTAACATCAGTCACAAAAACTGATGGTTCAAAAATCAATGAGCCGGAAAATCCATACGCTGCAAAGTATCCATTCAATACTGTGGAGGAATCTGACAGCGGACATACTCGCGAGGTTGATGATACTCCGGGTGCAGAAAGAATCAAAGAGACTCATCGAACGGGAACCTTTTACGAAATTCATCCTGATGGTAGTCGAGTCACCAAAGTCGTTAAAGATGATTTCTCTGTAATCATTGGGGATAAAGGTGTCAAGATTGATGGTATTTGTGCTATTCATGTTGTGGGTCAAGCGGATTTTTATTGTGAGAGTGATGTCCAAATTAAGACTGATATGAACGCAGTTGTTGAAGCAAATAGAGATGCTAAGGTTTCTGCTGGAAATGATTTGTTTGGAGTTGCGGGTAATGATGTTCGCGTCAAGGCTTCTCGCGATGCGTTGGTAACAGCAGAAACCAATTTAGATGTTATTGCTGGTGGTGATATGTCAATTCAAGCTGGAGGAGAGATATTATTCAAAGATATTTCTGCGACAGCTTCTAATGTTGATGAAATTATTAAGGACACGATTGATGGTAAGGGTAAAGCAAGAATTCGTGTAGATGACCCAAGTTAATGCCTAAATAGATACAAGGAGGAGTGTAACTTGCCTGTAGCAAAAAGATGGTCGGACTTCGATTTAGATTTTACTGCACACCCAAACACGGGTGCCTTAAACATGAAGCGAGATGCAGATGCGATTGTGCGTTCTGTTCGCTATCTCCTTTTAACGAATCATTATGAGCGTCCATTTCATCCAGAAATCGGGTCAAACCTCTCCGCTCAACTGTTTGAGCCTATGACATATGCAACAGTTTTAAGAATAAAGGATGCTATAACGGAAACTATAAATAACTTTGAAACACGAGTTCAGTTAACAAATCTCGATGTTATTGCAAGAGAAGAGCAGAATGCATATTACGTCTCTCTTAGTTTCTTTATTATAAATGAAGAGGTCGAGCGTCAAACATCCTTTCTGTTAGAGAGAACACGATAAATGTCTGATTATATAACAACGACGAATAACTTAAAAATCACAGAGCTTGATTTTGATGCGATTAAGCGTGCGCTAACAACTTATCTTCAGGGGCAAGATGAGTTCAAAGATTATGATTTTACGGGATCTGCCATGAACATCCTGTTGGATGTTTTGGCTTATAATACACATTATAACGGCTTCTATACAAATATGCTCGCAAGTGAAATGTTTATGGACAGCGCGTCATTGCGTTCGTCTGTTGTTTCTTTAGCAAAACACCTTGGATATACTCCATCATCACGAAAGGGTGCCACGGTAAACCTTGATATTACTTTCGAGAGTAGTGCTTCCGCTGTAACTATTCCTAAAAATTTTAAGTTCACAACTACAGTTGGAACAACAAGCTACACATTCTTAACCACTCGCGCACACTCCGCACAATTTAATTCAATTAATCAAAATTATCAAGCGACTTCAGTAGAAGTAAAAGAGGGTATCAACCTAACAGCTTCATATACTGTTCAGGGAACTACAAACGAAATATTTGATATACCAAATGAAAATGTTGATGTGTCTACTTTGGTCGTTTCCGTTGCCGGAGAATATTATTACTTAGCCGACAACTATACAGAAGTTACATCAACTTCTCGGGTTTTCTTCTTACAAGAAGGCGATCAGAATAGATACCAGATATACTTTGGGGATGGGACGATTGGGAAGAAGCCTAGCAATGGCGATACAGTTACAATTTCATACAATATCTCTGTTCTTGGTTCAGACGGAAACGGTGCGAGTGTCTTTTTCCCATCCGACACAATTATTGCCGGTGCCACAAATGTTGAAGTTTCATTGAGTTCTGGTTTCACAAGAGCTTCGGGTGGTGCCGAAAGAGAAACCACATCTTCTATTAGAATACAGGCACCGAGACAATTTGGATTACAGAAGAGAGTGGTCACTGCAAATGATTATAAGACGAGATTAGAAAACGATTACAATCTTGTGGATGCAGTTAGAGTTTGGGGTGGAGAAGAAAACAATCCTCCGCATTATGGGACTGTGTATATTTGTGTTAAGCCGAAGACTGGTTATGTTTTGTCGAGTGCGGAAAGAACGAGAATCGGTCAAGATATATTAAAGAAAAGAAATGTCGTCACAGTAAAGCCTGTATTTGTTGATCCGAGTTACATGTTTATTGTTCCCGATATTTCGGTATCATACGATCCGAGGAAAACGTCAAGAACTCCTGACCAACTGAAGGCTCTGGTTAAGGCAAACATTATTCTATATGTTTCCAATAATCTGACAAAGTTCGATCAATATTTCCGATATTCCGCGTTATCGAGAATCATTGATGATTCCGAAGTTGGAATTACGAATAGCAATATGAATATTGCAATGAAGAAAAGATTTAAACCGATCAATCGAGTTCAGGGAGATTTTGGAATTTCTTTTGATAATCCAATACACAGACCTCATAGTGGTCACATGAGAGTTATTCAATCTACAATTTTCAAGTATAGAAATATTGATAGGTGTATGCTTATAGACAAAGACGGTGAATTGTTGATTGTTGAAGCTGGATCGCAAACAGAAAGCCTTAACCCATTGGCTCGACCGTTGACAAATCCGACAGAGTATCAGAGTGGAGGATTAAATTCATATCTACAAGATTACACTATTGTAGAACGAGGTGCTGGTAGAGTTGATTATTCCACAGGAGAAATGCGACTAACAAATTTTGCAGCATCGTCAATCGCAGATGGCTCCGAATACATTTACATTCACGCCAAACCGAGAATACAAGATGTCATACCAAAAAGAAATACGATCATCACCATAGAACCTGATGACATCAACATTAAATGCATTGACGACACGTTGCGTATTGCTGACGATAGAGTTCGATCTTACTAGCAGGAGATTCAATATATTATGGTAAACGTCAATCGCACAGCAAATGGTCATCAAACTTCATTATTGGTTCGGGAACATATTCCTGAATTTGTAGTAGCTGACCATCCAAAATTTGTTACGTTTATCGAAAAATATTATGAGTTCATGGCAAATAATACGCTCATGGCAACCACTTCCAATTCAAGTGTTTACTATTATGGAGCTGACACTGCTTCAAAGATTTTGCAGGATATTCGAGACGTAGACAAAACCGATTTTGATAAGTTTGTTGAAATGTTTCGTCGCCAATATGCATACTCTTTCCCTAAAGACATATACAGCGATTCAAATAGGGCAACGCTATATAAGAACCTTGTCAATTTTTATCAAGCAGTTGGGACTGAAGATTCGTTCAAGATGTTGTTTAGACTTCTTTACAACGATGAAATAGAATTGTATTATCCTCAACGAGATATTCTGGTTGCGAGTGGTGGAAGTTATGTGAAGCAAGCCAGAATAAGAGTCAATTATGTTGACGGTTTGAATGGCATTGAAAATAAAAAAATTGTTGGAGCAAATTCTGGAGCATACGGAACTGTTGAAAGAGTGGAAGTTCTGGCAGCAGGTTCGGACACATTTGCTAGTGGAAGGATTGCAAATAATTCAACCGCATTTGGTGAGCGGGTTCTATCTTCATCAAACACAAACCCATCACTACTCTCCGTAAAATATGATGAAGTAAATCATCCAGAAAAACAACTTGAGCAAACTCGGCAAGTTGCACATGTATACTTATCAGATTATTTTGGAACATTTGATATAGCTGAAGATGTATATTATTCTGATGGTGATTCTGCCAACACGATCGTTTGTGCGAATACGATCATTCTTCCGGTAATGAAGAGACTTCTTTTATTTGACAGCTATTATCAACCAGAAACAGCGAATGCCGTTGTCTCAGTTTATGATGCAAGATCGGCATACCGAGCTACCAGCACAAATCCTCCTTGGGGACAAGCAAATGTTATTCTTGGTCTAGCAAATACGAAAATGTATGGCAATCATATATTCTATTCCAATACTGGCCTTTGGCACACAACGGGAGAAGGTCAGGGCGAGATCACACTTACAACAAATAGTGTATACGGATCTTATGGTGGAAAGGTTTTACAGATAGGAAACAATAGTGTTGGTGCTACTTATGGTGACTATCGACAGCTCGTTTATTCGAGAAAATTTGGATATGGCGGAGATTCAAAACTTTATCGTTTGACAGTAAGGGCAAGAGACATTGGTGGAAATGCAGCACATTCAGTTGTAACAGGAAATCGTTTTTCTGCTGGTATTGTTGCCTATGACACGGCAGAACGAATTATTCAGAGTGACAAATATACAAACCCACTAACTGATGAGAGTTCTGGAGATTACAGTAAAGCGTTTTGGCTTGCATCAGATAGTCAGTCTATTGACGATGAATTTTACAATTACGTTGCATACTTTAAGGGTAGAGAAAAGTCGCAGAAG